TGATTGGGATAGAGATTGGAATGCTGGAGTTGCTGGCCTCGGAGAGGTTGGTGAGTGGAAAGACAAACTAATCACTAAAAATCCTGGCTGGAATGATGTTCTACACAAGGCATCTAAATCTCCTGGCTCAAGAGTTGAGAAGATTAACAAGTAATGGCAAGAAAAAAAGATTCTCCTATCGGTGTAGGAATGACGGCTAAACAGATGAAGAGAAAAAGACCTATCAATGCCGATCTTCTAAACAAGATCGAACCTATTACAGACAATCAAAAGATTCTCTTTGAGAATTACAAAGAGGGTAAAAACATTTTTGCTTATGGTGCTGCTGGTACAGGTAAAACTTTCGTTGCATTATATCTTGCATTGAAAGATATTCTTGACCCACACACTCCTTATAATCAACTTTACATTGTAAGATCTCTTGTATCAACTAGAGAGATTGGATTCTTGCCTGGCGATCATGAGGACAAGTCTTTCTTGTATCAGATACCATACAAGAACATGGTGAAGTATATGTTTCAAATGCCTACTGATGCAGACTTTGAAATGTTATATGGTAATCTAAAACAACAGGACACTATCAAGTTCTGGAGTACATCATTCATTCGTGGAACAACGATTGACCAAGCTATTGTGTTAGTTGACGAGTCACAAAACTTGAATTTTCATGAATTAGATAGTATAATAACAAGAGTAGGAGAGGATGCTAAAATCATGTTCTGTGGTGATGCAAGTCAAACAGATTTACAAAAAACCAACGAAAAGAATGGCATTCTTGACTTCATGAAGATAATCGAACAAATGCCTCAAGAGTTTGCAATGATTGAATTTAATGTCAATGATATTGTTCGTTCTGGTCTTGTTAGAGAATATCTTGTTCGTAAAATGGCTATGGGATTTTAATGTTTATTGTTGAGAATCACTTAGGTGATTTAGAGTTAGAGAAAAAAGAGACTGACGGACTTCGCCTATATAAGTTACCCAGCAATGAATGGGTTCCTTCTATCACCTCTGTTACTAGTTTCTATAATCGAGAGGTGTTTCGTGAATGGAGAAAGAGAGTCGGGAATGAAGAAGCAGATCGTGTCACAAAAGAGGCAACTCGACGTGGTACGGACTTTCATGAAGCTGCACAAGCCTATCTTGAGAATAAAAAGTTAGATTGGAATGACTACCAACCACTGACTCAGTTTATGTTTCACAGTGCGAAGTCTAGTCTGGACAAGATAGGAAAGATACACGCAATAGAACGCACACTTTATTCTGAATACCTTGGTCTGGCAGGAAGAGTTGATTGCATCGCTGAATACGATGGTGGACTCGCTGTTATTGATTTTAAGACCTCGAAGAAGATTAAACCAGAAGAATGGATTGAACAATACTTTGTTCAAGAGGTTGCATATGCCTGTATGTATTATGAACTGACTGGAATTCCTATCCAAAAACTTATCACAATCATGGTCACACCAAATGGTGAGGTCAAAGTTTATGATAAAAGAAACAAAGGTGATTACATTAAATTATTGGTCAAATATGTTAAAGAATTTATCAAAAACCGAATGGTGGTTAATGGGTGACATCAACAAAGCTCTTAAAGAAAAGTTTCTCTGTTCAGCACAGTTTGCACAGGATATAGAGGCTATTGTCAAAGATGACAATTTAGGTTATATTGATGCTATCGTAGATTATTGTGAAAAAAATGCCATTGACGTTGAATCCGTTCCCAAACTCATTTCAAAACCACTCAAGGAGAAGTTGAAATGGGAAGCTACAGAACTCAACTATCTAAAACGTACAACAAGAGCAAAACTGCCCTTATGACTGGTTTTGATTGCTACAGAACATACTTAGCATTCAAAAACCATTTTACGAAAGATAACTTTGATTATTTTAAATATGGTGGCAAAACAAATGCAACCACCACATCATTTAATAAGAGAAAGGACAAATATTTTTTTGAAAAGATGTCTCGTCAGAAGAAAGACGAAGATATTGTAGATTACTTCACTGCTATATTCTCTCAATGTGATGATCCCCAGAGAGTGTGGATCGGAGAGATCATTGAAACAGGCGAAGACAAATATAATGATTGGAAGAAGAAAATACAAAGTTTAAATTATCTTTTTAAACAAGAGATGCTACGGATTTGTGGTGACAGAGATTTTAACTCTTTGTTTGAATGTAAGAACGGTAAACATCCCATCATCATCAAAGAACACTTAAAGAAAAATATTACAACAGAAACATTAGTGATACTGGATGGTATGCTTGGATACAAAAAAGACTTTGATGACAAGTTAGACGACTTTGTATGGAAAACCGTCAGTATGAAACTTGACAAATACAAACCATTTTTGTTAAATAATATTAACCTTAAAAAGTACAAACAAACACTAAAGGAGATTGTTGTTAAATGAAGTTTGATTCTAGTAGTGAATTTTTTGATTCGGAGATGGTTCAAGCCAGTCTTGAAGAAATCAAAGAACTTCAAGATCTAATTACTAATGGTATTATTGAGGCTGCCTTTTCCTCTGCCACTGGATTTGAGGAAGATGAGGCGGAACAACTTGATCTGATTGAAGAGTTGTTAGAGAAACAGAAACTCATGTACTTTAGATGTAAGTTGTCGAAGGATGAAGATGCGATGTTGGTTGCAGAGAATATGAGAGAGTCACTTAGACAGATGGGGATGCCTAGAGGTGCAACTGTGGAACAGATGTTTGATAATTTAAAGGGATCAATTCGTAAATTAAGAGAAACGCTTGACAACTAAATAGTAGTGTGTTATATTAATAATGTTGGACGCAACATGGGAGTGACTGAATAAACTTACTGGCAACCGCTGGTTAAGGTGATGAGACACAGGTGGTGCTGCTGCTCGCAAGGGTAGAACCGATCAACCAATCGGGTCTCAGGCAATGACGTATTTACTTACTGTAGTAATGCCCGTTATTTGTTGGTACACAGGAATCCAACCTCCCTCTTTTTTGACCTAAGATGCAACTCTATGAGTCGGGCAGATGGTCTCTCTAACACAAAGTAAAAATTAATCTAATAAAATCTAATGTCTTTTTCTAATCTTAAAAAACAATCCTCACTTGGTTCTCTGACAGCAAAACTTGTTAGTCAGGTGGAAAAAATGAACAAAGGTGCAAACGGTGTAGATGATCGTTTATGGAAACCAGAAGTAGATAAAGCAGGTAACGGTTACGCAGTAATCAGATTTCTCCCTGCACCAGACGGAGAAGATTTGCCTTGGGCAAAACTTTATACACATGCTTTCCAAGCATCTGGCGGTTGGTATATAGAGAACTCACTTACAACACTTGGTCAGAAAGACCCAGTATCAGAGCATAATTCACAACTCTGGAACTCAGGTGTTGATTCAGATAAAGAAGTTGCAAGAAAACAGAAACGTAAGTTATCTTATTACAGTAACGTTTATGTCGTAAAAGACCCTTCAAACCCAGCGAATGAAGGTAAAGTATTCTTGTTTAGATATGGAAAGAAAATCTTTGATAAGATAACTGCTGCAATGCAACCTGAGTTTGAAGACGAACAAGCAATCAACCCATTTGATTTTTGGGCTGGTGCAAACTTCAAAATCAAAATTAAAAAGGTCGCTGGGTATTGGAACTATGACTCATCTGAGTTTGCTGCTCCTGCTCCACTTCTAGATGATGACGATGCAATGGAAACAGTTTGGAAGAACGAATATTCTCTTGCAGAACTTATTGCTCCAGATCAGTTCAAGTCATATGAAGATCTCAAGAAGAGACTTGATTATGTTCTTGGTCTCACTGTTGCACCAAAAAGACAAGACCCCGAAGTTATTGATGAAGATAATAACTTAGAGGACTTAAGTGAAGGTCGTGCTGTTGTTGACACAACTCCATCCTCTGTAAACACAGATGAGGATGAAGAAGATGCACTTAGCTATTTTGCAAAATTAGCTGAAAATTAGGAAATACCCCGAAAAAAATTTCGGGCCATTTTTTACGCCAGAGGTCGCTCAAAGTGACCTCTTTTTTTATGGCGAAATTAATCTTGGATTCTCTGTTTTCTTGAGGTCCTCTCTCACAAATTGGTTTGATGGTTTATATTCCATAATCTCTGCAAAATTATCTAAGAAGACACTTAGATATTCCTGTCTTAAAACATTAATATTTCTTTTCGCATC